GAAATGCTGCTCGTCTACGAACTTGTATCCTGGAACCGGAAATGCTGGCCCGCCTGTGTTTTTGCTCATCTCACCCCCTCGCTAAATAACCAGCCAACATAAGCACGGCTATCACTATCCAGCAGATAATCCAGTCTGTGTTGCTCATGGTGGGCTCCAGTAAAAAGGCTGCGGGTTAGGCAGTCTCTGTCTCTTCTGATGGATCATTAAGCCAATCAGGACGCTCGCCTTTACCAAGGTAAAAATCAATTACGTCCAGCAGGCGAGGGTAAAATTTCAGAGCCTTCCTGCCATCCATTTCGGCAATTTCTTTTTTGGTAAATTTTCGCCAGTCCTCAATCGTGTGGTTCTGGCAACCAGCGCGCAGATATTCGCCGTTGGTAATCGTAACAGGGTAATCCATCCCCATGATTACGTATGTGTGATCTGGCAGGTTCGCGTCAATCAGGTTCGCGTCACTCAGGTTCGCGCCACGCAGGTCCGCGCCACGCAGGTTCGCGTCAATCAGGTACGCGCCACTCAGGTTCGCGTCACTCAGGTTCGCGCCACGCAGGTTCGCGCCACTCAGGTTCGCGTCACTCAGGTTCGCGCCACTCAGGTACGCGCCACGCAGGTTCGCGTCAATCAGGTACGCGCCACTCAGGTTCGCGTCACTCAGGTTCGCGCCACTCAGGTCCGCGCCACGCAGGTTCGCGTCACTCAGGTTCGCGCCACGCAGGTTCGCGCCACGCAGGTACGCGCCACTCAGGTTCGCGTCAATCAGGTTCGCGCCACTCAGGTACGCGCCACTCAGGTTCGCGTCAATCAGGTTCGCGCCACTCAGGTTCGCCCTTGATCCCTGGCTGCAGTTACTTCCAACCCATACTTTGTGCTCTTCTAAAATCTTCTGTAGTTCTGCTGTTTTCATCCTCAACCTCTCGCCGTTACGATGTCTTTAGATTTGCGATAGCCGCGACGACTACTGCGTGTTTCTTCTTGCCATGCCAGCGCGTCGTCTAATGCGCTATCACCATCGAAAACTTTGCTTTTCTGGTCGTTCTTGGCGATGACTTTCGGGCGCTTTTCATCCATTGCATGGAAAGTCCAGCTGGTAGGCGTCTCATCAATAATCCGGCCACCAATCAGCCACCCGGTTGTTTTGGCGTGTATTGCCATACTTCACCTCAAATAAGTGGAATCGATTTGCCGCGCATCTTCTGCACTGCGTGAATCTGACGGCCAGCTTCGTTGCTGACTTGCTGATGCTTACGGATAAGCTTTTCCAACTGCTTATCGCGAATAGCTGCATGATGCTTGCTTGTGCTGATGATTTGCTGCCCGTACGGGTTGACGTCTTCAACTGCCTTCACAACGCGATCCTCTGGCTTGCGATTCAGTGTCAGAATCGGGCGGCACACTGGCTTAGCTTTAACGCCAACCAACAGGGGGTTGGCATCTTTCCATTCAGCCTGCTTTTCAGCGCGAGCTGCACGGCGACGTTCTTGTGCGTTCATGTCATTCTCCTGTCAGTTAGCTTTGGCTGAGCGTGGTTGCTCACCAAAGCTTGCTGCTTTGAATGTTTGCGCTTTTTCAGCGCCTTATGTTAAGGAGCGGCGGCACTCAATTCCGTGTCCCTTTACTGCTTCAGCGTCCTGCTGATGGAATTAATTTATCCCAAAGCTAAACATTGGTAAATAGCTATGTGATAAATAATTTAGCTTTGAAGGGTGGTTTAGAGATAAATAATTGTCTAGCAAGGATAAAAAATTTTACCAAATTTACTTCAGGCGAAAAAAAAACCAGCTCGAGGCTGGTTCTTTCTGATGGGGCGGGCTGATTAGCCGAGGCGGGTGTAGTTCATTTCCCATTTGCCGACAACGAAGCCCTGAATGTGGAGTTGTTCTTCTTCGTCAGAACTAATCTCCCATTTTTCATAGGTCTTGTTGTCGCTGATCACTACTAGCCGGTCCTTGAGCTTCTGTAGACGCTTAATGTGGACGCTATCCCCATAAGAGAACGCGTAGATGCCATCACTGACGAAGCGGCTTACAGTGACATCCAATACCACCAATTCACCAGGCTCCACCGATCCACGCATGCTGTCACCGACAGCCGTTGTAATCTTTAGTGAAGAAGCTGGCCTGCCCCCGAACATGCGCTTAGCATACTCAGGGTCAACTTCAATTGATTGAATTATATCTGGATACTCACTATTCATCCTTCCTCCGCCACAACTGAGCTCCACATCAAGTTGCTCTATCCTGTATGTATGATCAGTATAGTTTCTTGAAAGATTTTGCAAGCTGTAATTGTTAGCGTGCTCAGTTTTGCCTGGTTTGTCTACAAACCCGGCCTGAATAGTATCCATCCATCCTTTAGGCAAACCAAAAGATACTTCTGTCCGGCGCGCCAGCGTGTCTCCAATATTGCGCACGTGTTTATTAGAAGTCACCTGACTCAACTGACTAGCAGTAATGCCAAGCTTCTCCGCGAAATCAGCTTTAGTCAGACCCTGCGCGACATGCTCGTCAAGCAGAGTGCGCAGATTACTGCGTCTTATGTCTTTAGTTTCCATGCTTTAAATGATCTCACCGCTTAGCAAAATGATAAATATGCGCAAAGATAAATCTGCTTGCGCATTATTTAGCTTTGAGATAAACTTTGCTTAATCTCCAACAAAAAAGGGTAAAGCGAATGATTAACGACCTTCTTCGCTGGCGTCAGGAAGCCACTAAAGATGACTGGTCCAAGCTCGCTCAGCTCGCTAAGACATCCACTGGTTATCTCGACCAGATTGCATATGGATATCGCCGCGCATCTCCCCAGATGGCTGAGAGCATTGAGAACGGAACCAAAATCTTTAAACGCTTCAAGTCAGTATCAAAAGAGAAACTGGTTTTTGCTGAATTGAAAACCAAAGCAGCCTAAGCAGTATCCCGCTCTTAAACATCCCCGCCCTGAAAAAGGGCAGTAATCAAAACAACGATTCAATGACGTGACTGCATCACGCAATGTCACGCAATCACTTACATCAGAAGGAAATTATCCAACATGGACATTGCAAAACACAGCAAAAGGATTCGCGAGGTAGAAAGCGAATTGCGATCCCGCCTGGTAACTATGGGGCAGGGCAATTTCGCGAAAATGGCCGGATGGGCTGACTCAAAAGTTAGCCGCATGAACATCCACGACATGGCCGTGACGTTCGTTCTTCTGGAGAAGGTATGGGAGACGAGCTTAATCAGGGAAGTGGCAAGGCAGGCTGTAGAAGCAGTGATGCCTAAAAAGCAAAAAGCCCCGGCGGCAACCGAGGCTTCTCAAATCACACTAAATTTCTGAGGTAATTATACATGCAATTATCTACAGCAGTAAACCCGGCAATGAGCAGCCAAGAAATTGCTGATCTGGTTGAGTCACGCCACGACAAGGTTAAGCAGTCGATTGAAAGGCTTGCGGCGCGGGGAACAATTCAACTCCCCCCAATGGGGGAAGTTAAGAATCACCTTGGACAAACCGTTTCCGTGTATCTGGTCGGCAAGCGTGACAGCTATATCGTTGTAGCTCAGCTTTCACCCGAGTTCACCGCGCGTCTTGTAGATCGCTGGCAAGAGCTGGAGACGGGAAGCCAGCTTCCTACCGATTACCTCTCCGCACTGAAAGCACTAACCGTTGAGGTTGAGCAGCGCCAGCAACTTGAAAATCAGCTTGCTATTGCCGCACCTAAAGTACAGTTCGTAGACAGCTACGTTAACGCCAGCGGATCACTCGGTTTCCGTGAAACCTGCAAGCTTCTGCACATCAAAGAGAACGCCTTCCGCCAGTTCCTTCTGGATAGCGAGATCATGTATCTGCTGGCAGGAAAGCTTACTCCTTACGCTCAGCACATCGACGCAGGGCGATTCACTGTAAAAACCGGCGAAAACCAGAACAACGGTCACGCCTTCACACAGAACAAATTCACGCCCAAAGGTATCCAGTGGATAGCTGGCCTGTGGGCGGCATATCAGATTAAAAGAGAGGCCGCCTGATGGCTCGTATTCGCACCGTTAAACCTGAATTCTGGACTGATGAAAAAGTGGTTGAGTGCTCCATTGAAGCGCGCCTTTTATTCATCGGTATGTTCAATTTCTCCGATGACAACGGGAACCTCGTTAATTCACCTAAGCGCATCAAGATGCAAGTTTTCCCGGCCGATGTGATCGAATGCGACCCTCTTTTAAAGGAGTTAATTACTCATGGATTACTCACTGAGTACTCAGTGAATGGGGTTAGCTACCTGAATATAAAGGGGTTTAACAAGCATCAGAAAATTAACAGGCCTTCTAAAACTGATATCCCAAAGCAGAATTTCAGTGAGGACTCAGTGAGCACTCATGAACCACTCACTGACGGAATGGATCTGGAAGGGAAGGGAAAGGAAGGGAAAGGAGAGGAATTAGAACCTAACACCCAAGCCGCTAACGCGACTTGCGAGGGTTTACAGGTAGAACCTCGTGAATTATCGGCTGATGAAATTCAGGAGCAGAAGTTAGCGATTGAGGCAACGGTTCATGCCATGTCAGGTCGCTATGCATTCGAAGGAAATATCGTTCGGCTAAATCACAAGGACTACGAAGCCTGGAAGCTGCTCTATCCGAACATCGACCTGAACTACGAACTGCAGAAGCTGGACATCGAGTTCACTCATGAGAAACCGAAGAACTGGTTTATCACTGCCAGCCAGAAGCTCAGCTATCAGAACAAGCAAGCCGTATCACGACCTGCACAGCCAGCACGCCGCGCCGTGAACGAAAACTTCTCGTCTAAAAACTATGGCACTACTGAAATGCCAGCCTGGATGGAGGGCTAAGCATGGATTACCCGCGCGAAATCGAGAGACTGGAAAAATACCTGGCGGAAATTAGCCAGCCTCCAAAAGAAATCGAGAACACCAGGTTGTATATCAATCCTGCTATCTGCGACAAACACGGACAGTTTGAACAGCGCATCCGCGAGATGCATGCAGGTCAGCGCGTCCTGACAACGAGCAAAAGCGAATGCCCTGAGTGCCTGAAAGACCGCATCAAGCAGTGCAGGGCAGATCACAAAGAGCAGGAGCGCCGGATCAAAGAGAACCAGATAGAGCGACTCATGAGCATGCTGCAGTTGCCGGAACGTTTCGCCGGCTCAACGCTGGAAAACTATCAGCCTGTCAACGATGAAGCAGCGCGCTGCCTGAAGCTGTGCAAAGCGTATGCGGCTAAGTGGCCGGAACGTCTTAAGCAGGGTGGCGGACTCGTGATGTGCGGCAAGCCCGGCACAGGTAAGAATCATTTGGCGCTGGCGATTGCTAAGCACGTTATCAACGAGCACCAGAACTCAGCTCTGTTCACCACCGCGCTGCGCATCGCGAGGCTGTTCAAGTCCACTTGGTCGAAAAACTCTGAACGCACCGAAGCTGAAGTGATCCGGATTTACACCGACCCTGAGCTGCTGATTATCGACGAAGTCGGCGTGCAGTTCGGCAGCGAGGCGGAAAAGCTCATCTTGTTTGAAATCATCAACACCCGTTACGAGCGCATGATGCCGACCATCCTGATAAGCAACCTGCCCAAAGACGAGCTATCGGCGTTCATCGGCGAACGTGTTATCGACCGCATGAACGACGGCGGCGGCTGTACGCTGGCCTTCACATGGGACTCTTACCGCTCGCGAGGTGCAGCATGACGCAGGTAACACAGCTGATTATTCGCCCCACACAAGACCAGGCGTGCAATCTGGTACGGGCAATCATCGACATCGCTAAGAAGCAGCCGCCATCGCACGAGGCGCTGCTGCACATCCGCACGCTGGCAGCTGAGGCGCTGGACATGATGAGCGATTCCCGTTCCGACAATGGCGGCAAGAAGGGCGGAGGATTTTGATGAACAAAAAGCAACTGAGCATCCTTGAGCGCGCATGGGGAGCAGAAATAGACCACGCCCTGAAAGAGACGCCATATCCGATCATCCAGACAAAATCGAAGGTGGCCAAGCAGCTCGCCGATGATGGCTATCTGCAATACGTCGAGTTCAACGACCGCGGCATCACCTTCAAGGGTTATATCATCACACACTTCGGCATCATGGCTTACTGCGAAAGCCTGCCCGCTGAGGAGGGAGTCACCAATGAATAAATTAACCGCTGAGAAGTGCAGAGAGCAGTTTGAAGAGTGGATGACTTCGCTGCCAGGATTCGAGCTAGCTGACGTTGAGCGCCGTGATGACGGGAAATACAGCTACAGCGAAACAGAATGGTGTTGGAAGTCATGGCAAGCATCACGAGTCGCCCTTGAGATTGCACTCCCTGTACTGGAGCAGCAGGAAATGATAACGGATAGCCAGCCGGTCATAACGGATAGCGCTGAAATGATAACGGATAGCGAGTCAGGTGATGGCTGGATCGAGTGGGGTGGTGGGGAAAGGCCGCTTCCTGCCGAAACGCCCGTGGAAGTAAAGTTCAGGAAAGGAACTGTTAATTCTAAGGATTGTGCAGGCGACTGGGGGTGGTTCAATGACAATGAAGAACCACGGGATTACGACATCATCGCCTATCGGGTTGTGCAGCAGAAACGCGAGCGAGGAGAGGAAGAATGAGTACAACAGCAACAATGGCGGCAATTACCGCTAGCAATGCAGCTATCTCTGCATCAAATGCTTCTCGCGCCGAAGATGCTGCGCACAGGGCAGAGGTGGCTCAATGCAATATTTCAATTGAGAAGTTCAATCCCTCCAGCGGAATAGCTGATAAGCAGCAGTATGCAAAATGCATCGAGATTCTTTACCCAAGCAAGAGCGATGAAATTCCTGACAGCATCCTCAAGCCAGTCGTTGGCAGCTTCATCATCACAGTGCTGATTTTCGCTGCAATTCACGGCTATCGGGAGCGTCATGATGGATTCTTCCTTGGTGCGCTATTGGGCGTAGCCATGGGCATGCTGGCCTACATGATTGTGGGCGGGGTGGTTTTAGGCGTGAGTTATGTCACTGGTTGGGGGTGGCAATGAGCGACAAAGATGAGCTGGAGCCTTGCCCTCTTTGCCGGAAAAGAGACGGCATGACATTCATTCGACCAGACAATGGCTGGCGCTACGTTCAGTGCATTTCATGCATATGTAGCTGTAGCGCAAGACCAACGCGTGAGCTTGCTGTGTCAGCCTGGAACAAGCTAGGGAGCCGGGAGAAAACATGATCGCCGCCATTTATTCGGTTGACCTGTATTGCGATTGTGAAGAGTGCATACATTGGCCTTTCACCGGCACCTATACAGGGAAAAGCTGGACGGAGTGTTCTAAAGAGGCCAGGAAAGACGGATGGCGGATAAGCCGGGACAGGGAAAGAGCTTTCGCCCCCAAGCATAAAATCAGGAGCCTAAAAGAATGAACAACGTAATCCCCCTCAAGCGTCCTGAGCACGTCATATCAGACGCTGAACTGAATCGCCACGGATAATCTAGACACTTCCGAGCCGTTGATAATACTGGTTTTCATATTCTGTCGGTGACATCTGTTCGCTAGAACCATGCCGACGCTTACTGTTATAAAACATTTCGATGTAATCAAAAATATCACTGCGGGCTTCTTCCCGCGTTCCGTAGATCTTTTTCTTTATCCGTTCACGTTTCAACAACTGGAAAAAACTTTCTGCAACCGCATTATCATGGCAGTTACCGCGACGGCTCATGCTACCCTCCAGGCCGTGTGATTTCAGGAACGACTGCCACTCATGGCTTGTGTACTGACTGCCCTGATCCGAATGAACCAGCACCTGTTTTTCGGGATTACGCCGCCATACAGCCATCAGCAGTGCGTTCAGGACAATGTCCTTTGTCATCCGGGATTGCATGGACCAGCCGATAATTTTGCGTGAGAACAGATCAACAACAACGGCAAGATACAGCCAGCCTTCGTGGGTCCTGATGTAGGTTATGTCCGTTACCCAACGCTCATCAGGAGCATCCGGATTGAACTGTCGCTGGAGCCTGTTGGGTGACACGATACTGGCCTCGCCTTTACGTGCCCGCGGGCTTCGGTATCCGACCTGAGCCTTTATTCCGACACGTTTCATCAGTCTCCAGACTCTGTTTACTCCGCACTGTTGCCCGCTGTCACGCAGATCCAGATGGATTTTGCGATAACCATAGACGCATCCCGATTCCAGCCAGAACTGTTTAATCTGTCCTGTCAGTCTCAGGTCTGCCTGATGGCGTTGTGAATGCGGCTGCTGAAGCCAGGCGTAAAAACCACTGGGATGAACATCCAGCACCCGACAGAGCAGGCGAACAGGCCAGCAACAGGAGTTGTCACGGATAAAGGCGTACCTCAGTCGGACAGCTTTGCGAAGTACGCCGCGGCTTTTTTTAATATGTCCCGTTCGTCGGTAACCCGTTTCAGCTCTTTCTGGAGACGGCGGATCTCGGCCTGAGCATCTGACTGTTCTTTATTAGTGGAAGAATCCGGACCGTACTTCTTTATCCAGGCATAAAGGCTGTGGGTGGTGATATCGAGACGTGTTGCAACGCTGGCAACAGAATAACCGCGATCAACAACCTGTTTGACTGCTTCAGTTTTAAACTCTTCGGGATAACGCTTACCGCTCATGGGCACCTCTCTTTAAGCCATCTTAAATGACTCTGAGGTGTCTGTTAAACCCGTGGCGATTCAAACTGGATAAGCTGGCAAATGACCTTGCTGTAATAGCTACGCGTTACGCAGGCTTCATGTCACTTCCTGCTGCTATCCGCAAAACCCTGAGCGATGCACTGAAGAGAGACAAGCGCGATGGAGAAAATGACGTTCCTGCTTAGGGACAGCAACATCCGACGAAACTGCATTGAAGCCATTCGGAAATTACACACCGACAGCAACGCACCCCTCGTAGTAACCATCTCAGAACGCACCCGATCGCTTGAACAGAATGCTCTGCTATGGGCTTGCCTGCACGATGTCTCGCAGCAGGTCATCTGGTATGGGCGAAGGTTAGCGCCAGAGAGCTGGAAACATCTGTTTAGCGCCAGTTTAAACGGGCAAGAGGCTGTGCCTAACCTGTCAGGTGATGGCTTCGTAGTCCTCGGTAAATCAACAAGCAAGATGCGCGTCAGTGAGATGCGCGACCTGATCGAGATCATTTTCGCTTTTGGCGCCGAGCAGGGCGTTAAGTGGAAAAGGGATACATGGAGGGAGTATGAGCAATTTCAGGCACGGTAAAAAGCGCTCAAGCATTTATACGATATGGCGCTCCATGATAGATCGATGCGAAAACCCAAACGTAAAGGCCTATCCAAATTATGGCGGCAGGGGCATCACGGTTTGCGATGAATGGCATGACTTCAAGGCATTCTACAGAGATATGGGCGACCGCCCTGAAGGGATGACGCTCGACCGAATTGATAATGATAAGGGCTATTACAAATGGAACTGCAAATGGTCTACAAGGCGCGAGCAAACCATTAATCGCCGAAACACAAGACACCTGACTGTGCGAGGAATTACAAAACCATGCACGGACTGGGCGCAAATTATGGGGACTGATGGAAGAACCATCCTGGCTCGCATTAGGAAAGGTTGGTCAGAAGAAGAAGCAGTATTAATTCCTGTTGTCACTGTAAGAAAAGGCATACCCCGCGGTGAGACATTAAAACCGGCAGTGAATCTTGATGCTCTCGCTGCAGAGATGAAAATCAAACTCGGAATTTAAAAATGACACCTTTCACCGATATTGGCGCAGCCATCGAAGAAGCTGCGTGGCTCTCGTTCGTCCATAAGAAACCTCACTGCGTATACCAGCGCTTTGACGGCCTGATGGAAGTGCAGCCAGAGAACCCCGATCGCAATCCAATGTACACAACCGGCGCGCCCGGCATCGTGACTACCGAATACAGGAGTGCAGCATGACAAGGCAACTTGAAAACCGCATGACGTCCCGGTCCGTTGTAATGGAGTTGCTTGAAAAAGCCCTCATTGAGCACGAGACAGTTTGCACTGCGAAGGAAAATATAAGCTCTATCCCTGAGTTGCTTGTCAAAACGCGCGGAAACATGAGCGAGGCGGCGAGGATTCTAAAGGTTGGACGGGAAAGCGTCAGGCCTTACGCAAGAGATTTTAACTGCCAGAGTCACATAGTCTTCAATGGCGTGCTGATGATTGCTCACGGAAGCCAGAAGGGCAAGCGAGGGTCTGATAATGCGTAGAACTCGATCGCTCTGGGAGCGCTACGAAAACCACGCCATCTACGACACACCATCACCCCGCCGAAAACCCAAGAAAATCCCTACAGCCAGCCAGGTAATCTCCTTCGATTATGTTGGCGGCTTGCTGCAGGCTAAATGGAACCGGCTGAGGAAAACGAGATGAAAGAACGTTGCAAACGCTGCTACGCCATCCTCACCTCTGAAGATATCTATCACTATTCGATTAGCTGCGAAAACTGCCAATGCGATATGGAGTGGGAAGACCATGAAAGAGACCGACCCGTTAAATCTGCATACTGGCGCTGGCGAGCCATCTGCTTCTGTATGCGCTTTCTGTCAGGCATCGCTGGCGCCGGCAGAGACCTACTGCTGCAGCGAGTGCGAAATAGAACTGATGTGCGATCCAAATTACCGCATGCACGGAGGGGAAGATAATGGCTGAGTTAAAAGCAGGCTGCCGAGCCTTAATTATCGGCGGATTCTATCGCACGAATGATGGTAAGTCAGTTTTTGTTGAGCAGTTCGTCCCTAACGGCGAATCATTTATTCATAAAGGACAGCTGTATGCTGAACCTGTGCCGCTAGGTGATGCCTGGCTCATTAGTGGTGAGATACTAGTTCGCGACGGAGAGACAGGCGAAGCAAAACGTCTCGGGTTTGGGCTAATACCCGGTAAATATCTAATGCCTCTCGATGACGACTTTACTGAGGAGATTGAAAAAGAGAAGGAGCTAACGCATGGCTAAAGGCATTAAGCCGCCCAAGCCGAAGAAGTGCAAATGCTGTCCTGAAAAGTTCACCCCCCGCAATAGCCTCCAGACCGTCTGCTCTCCCAAGTGTGCCATCGAACTCGCTAATCAGTTATCTGAGCGCAAGCAAAAGCGCCAGGAGAAAGAACAGCGCGCGGCATGGAACAAACGAAAGGCCGATGTTAAACCGCTAAGCCACTGGATCAACATGACCCAGCGAGCATTCAACGATTACATCCGGGCGCGGGACGGGGATATCTGCATCAGCTGCGGCAGCACAACGGCGGTTAGTTATCACGCCGGGCACTACAGGACAACGGCAGCGGCTTCTCAGTTACGATTCAACGAGGACAACGTACACAGCCAGTGTGCAGCATGCAACGTGCATCACTCCGGCGCTATCGGTCCTTACCGCATCAACCTCATCACCAAAATCGGCCTTCAGCGCGTCTTAGCGCTCGAATCAAACAACGAACCTCACCGATACACCCGTGAAGAACTGGACGCCATCAGAGCGAATTACAGGGCTTTGCTGCGCGCATTGGTCAAGCAGAGGGAGGCAGCATGAGCGATATCCGTTACCCATGTGAAACAGCATCAATATTTCAGGGTGTCATCTTCGTCATAACGCCGCAAAGCAAAGAAGATTTGGCTGATGAAATTGACAGGGCAGAGCAGTTCTATCTGGGCCACTTCCCATACGTGAATACAGAAGATATTTGGGAAGGTATTCGCTACTCATTTGGCGGCCTGTACCTCAATGCGCTTCAGGTGAACAGGGAGGCTATATGGCCGAAGGGTTAAGGAGAAAGTGGCGAATGCTGCGAGTTCTGAAGCTGCGCGGCATGTACGAGATTAATTATCGACTTCTGAGAATTGAAATGAAGCTGAGAGGGAATAAACATGCGCATTGAAAGAGACTTTCTGCAACTGGTTCGCCTGTCAGGCGTGCGTAGCGCCGCAGAAATGCGCCGACTGTTCGGTAATGGCTGGAAGACTATCAACCGTTCTCAGCAGGCGTGGGTGCGTCACCTTTTGACAGTATGGGGCGATCATCTCGGTGGTGAAGACTACGACCGCGGCGAAGTGAACGTTATAGGCCGCCTGATGATGCGCTGCGAATGGAGTGAACAGAAGGGCAAGCAGATAGAGAAAATCGTGTCACAGCTGCACTGCGAAGGGCTGCGCGGGGAAGAGTTATTCCGCAAGGCAAGGGACTTACTGATACCTCAGTCATCAACGGCAAACATCATCGCTCTCGCCAAAGAATCAGATGATGCTGCCTTTGTTGAATCAGTGCTGGTAAAGACATTCGGTAAAGATAACCCGCTTCGTAACGTAGCCAGATTACGATACTGCAAGCGCAAGAGCGCGCAAAACATCGGCTCCTGCCTGATTTATTACACTCGCATCACTCCAAAGGAAGCCAGAAACAGGCTGGAATGGGCGATGGATATCATCGAAGGAGAAATGTTTTACGCAATTAAGCGAGAAATGGAGGAGGAGATTCCTAATATTGCAGCGTGAACAGAAAATAAGCACTAATTGCTAAAGACAAAGGGCATGCAACCTGGCACATTAATGGCATGCTCGGGAAGTAAAGCGTACTGAGCGGTCAGTTGCAAACAAATCTTGTGGATTCCAAAGAGCCTCGCGGTCTTACCAACCGGCGGGGCTTTTTTACGTTCTGCGCAACGGCAAGAGTTATTGGCGGGTGCTTTCGAGCGCTTTAGAGACGCTGATAACCCTTGGCCGGTGTGGTGAATAAGGCAAGTCGATTACTCCCCAGTCATCGATCGTAATGAGGTGTGCGCAGACTCCTCTTGCCGAATAGACTGCGCACCACAACACATAATCAGCTCTGGGCAGACGTGCCAGTCTACTAATCGCAATTGCGTCAGAGCATCAAATTACAAGAGGTCGCCTATGAGCGGCCTTTTTTCGCTTTTGCGCACGCCCATCACTTTTCAATTACCTCCTTGTAACGAAGGGGCGTTGCGCATTTTCTTCACAGCATCCAGCCGGAGAACTCCGGGACCGCCGGAGACGGCTTATGGCATTCGAATTAAATACCGACTTTTTTATAGGTGCAGGGAGTTCTCTGGCTACAGCGATGGCAGGCGGCATGGCTTTCATGCGCTACTGGACAAGCAGCAAAGCCAGTAATGCGAATGATAAAGCTCAGGTCGATATGCTTGAGCGCCAGTCGAAAACGATAGACAGCAAAGAAGCGGAAAACAAAGCGCTGCGCGAAGAGATTAAGCAGCGTGATGAAACTATCCGCAAGTACTGGGCAGAGATATCAGACACCCGGTCAACGCTGAAAATCATTCAAGCCTCCCAGCAGCACCTCGAACAACAAAACGCGCTTTTAAAAGAGCAGGTCAAAGAGCTTACCGCTTCGAATATGGAGCTGTTGAAGCAGATGACAGAGCTGCGCGAATCCTTGAGGGTTCCAAGATGATCAAGAACTCTAAAGGCGAGACGATCGTCACCTGGCAGATGCTTCTGGTTGTGGCCCTCACATCCTTTGGAATCTATCTCGGTGGCGTATCTTCTGGCTATTTCCTGTTCCGCGCTGAGTATCAGCACAAGTCCGATGCCCGCGACAGAACGGTAAACGAGATTAAGCAGAAGGTTGACCAGCTTCCACAGAAGACGGCAACAGAAGTTAACCGGGTCGTCAGAGAGGACGAGCGGAAATGAGCCAGATTATTCAGATACTCTCGTTTGAAGAAGGCTACCGCGAAAAGCCTTACCTGGACACGGAAGGCTATCCGACAGTCGCCTGCGGCATCAAGATTGGGCCGAAGAACAATTCACTGTCGAGCTACACATTCACCGTTCCTCGCGTAGTAGGCGATGTATGGCTTCAGACCTTCGTTGACAGCGTGATGAACCAGTGTCGAAACACCCCGTCAATTTACGCAGCACTGCAGAAGTGCAACCCAGCGCGCGCCGACATCATCTACAGCATGGCATTTCAAATGGGCATTAGTGGGCTGGCAGGATTTAAGAACACGCTGGTCATGATTTCCAACGGCAACTTTACCGGCGCATCTAACGGCATGCTTAGCAGCCTGTGGGCAACGCAGACAAAGAATCGCGCCCAGCGTCACGCTGAGGTAATGCGCACCGGCACATACGACATCTACAAGGGGCTGATATGACCTTCCTGATGTGGCTCCTGATTATCGTCGTCGCCATCGTAGTTGTGCTGCTTATCCGCAAGTACACCTCTCTGGAGTTTGTCGCCCATGCAAAGCTTCTATTCAAGGCGTACAGCGTATGGCTGGCATCTGTCGGTTCCGCACTTAGTGCGTGGGTGCAGTCATTCCCACAAAACGCGCTCGATGCATGGAATGTGCTGCCGCCTGATATTAAGTCGTTTCTGCCTCAGAACTACCTCGGCATGATTGGTGCCTTCATGGTGGCAATGGGCGTCATTGCTCAGTTTGTCCGCCAGAAGAAGCTCCTCGATCGCAAGCAGCAGATGGAGAGCCAGCAATGAGCTTCATCACTGAATGGTGGAATTACCTGCTTGCCGGTGCAGCACTGATTGCAGGCCTGCTTGCCAGCTACTTCGGCGGCAAGAAAATCGGCACCACGCAGACGCAAGCGAAAGCTGATGTGCAGGCTGCAAAGGTCGAATCCCAGCAGGTAGCAGACGTCGCTAAGAAGCAGTCAGAGAACACGGAGAAAGCCAACAGTGTTAAACAAACCAATGCTGCTCTTAGTGATAACGCTCAGCGTAACAAGCTGCGCCAATCACAATTCAACTCCGACGACTGACGCGCCGACTAAGACAGTCGATTCTCTCTGCGCCCTCGATAGCCCAATCCGTACCCACGGTAAAGATGCTGACGTGATGGATATTCGCACCGTGCGAGCCATCAACGACCATAACGACCTCTGGGTGAAGTTGTGTGGAGAACCCAAATGAATCCGTTTAAATGGCTCCTGACAAAGAGCGAGCCAGCAACCAAGGAAACAACCGTGACCGATACCGTAGTCGAAACCCCGGCAGAGCCCACCATTGCCACCACCACAGGTGAGCCAGTTACCACACAGACCACTACAACCACTGTAGTCAGTAACGATGCCGTGTTGGATAAGGTGAAAGAAATCCTCATCAGCATTGGTCACGACGTCGAAGCAGAGTTTGATGAAGTCGTCGCTCTGGCAAAGAAACTCATCGCTAAAGCATAAGGAGCGATCATGTCCGTTGAAGTAACCTCTGCAGAATTTAACGAAGTGTTAGTTGATGAAGAAGTTCAGGCGCTCATCGTCAAAAAGCTAAGCGAGAAAAAGACGGAGGGCTTAGCCGAAGCAGTAACGGCTCAGTACAAAAGCCTTGGCATCGTCGCTGACGAGCCTGAATCAGCCGGCACCGCAGACGCTACAGGCGAAGCGGTCGCAGAAGACAGCGCAGCTGCAAGTACAGACGCTGCAGCTTAACGGCGAATAAATTTTTCAGAACACTACGTTACAAAGAGCACCATGGCCTCGCATTCGCGGGGCTTTTTTATGCGCCTCGCACGCGCAACTCAAACCAAGAACCTTTCAGGATGACCCTTGAGGAACCGGCTGGCTGTCGGAGCCTTCTTGGGGCCGTTTTCCTGTGCGACAAGGTTCATCACTAAAAGGTAACTTCGACATGACCTATCCAACCGTTATCGTAAACGGCGTATCCGTTCGCGTAGACAGCGAAGGTCGCTACAACCTGAACGACCTGCATGCAGCTGCAGTATTGAAGGGTGAGGCAACAGAAGCTCAGCGCCCAAGTAAGTTTATGCGCAGCTCTCAGATTGGTCGATTTGTTGAATCTCTGACCAAAGCCCAAAAAAGGGCTTCGGTGAAAGTCATCAAAGGCGGCATGGAGTCAGGCATATGGGGCCTTGAGCTCGTAGCTATTCGCTATGCAGCATGGCTTAATCCCGACTTCGAAATCAGGGTGTATGAAACCTTCCGCGAAGCTGTCTTGAATGGCATTAGCCACATGAACCAGCTCAACCGTCTTGACCTGCTGATTGCTACGGAGACTGAGCAGGTAAGCGGGTGTGCTCGCACCATGAACAAATGGGGGCGGGGCGGCCGCAAGGCGCTACTCAACAATGCTCGCGAACGAATTATCGAGCAGATGGATCCTGACATGGTTTCACTAATGGAAGGTAAAGCCGCCTGAGCATTACAAGGGCCATTCACTGAGTGGCTCTGATAATGCTGTGCAGCCAGCATTGTCGAGCGTGCCAGCGGGAGCCAGCGACGTTAAATAAAGCCAATACCCGCACCTCTTCATCAGGCGTCGCTCTGTCGCCGTCTCACTGCGTATCGCTGATCCGCTTATCCTCCCGGGGAGACTGCAGTGTTAATCAGAAACAGAGAAGCAGGGTTTGCAGCGAAAGCTGATTTGTCCCGACATACAGTGAACGCCCACTGTGCGAGTTGAAGGCGTGGCCTCTCTGAGAGAAGAGAAATAATTCTCACCAGGGTGAATCCTTTTCACACGGAGACTCACCAATGGCTATTACAGACCTAAATATCCTGCAATCCAATGATGCCGGCTCAATGGTTCGCCTGGTAACGGACGCTATCGCTAACGGATGGCAACCCATGGGCTACCTGCGCATCACAAACGGAACGCAAAAGGATTTCTACCAGACGATGTACAAGGGAACTAACGTCGATGTTAATTCCTATCAGGCAATCATCGCCAACAGTCAACAACTCATCGTTAAAAACAGCGCAGGCACATTGCAGGCAACCGGCACTGTCGCTATCAGTCAGAGCACAGTCAGCGCGGTAACGCTTCCCGCTACCACTGCGCTTGTGAATAACACGCAGGCATTATCTATTCCCGTCACTGCCGGCATCCTTCTGGCAATTGGCACAGCGACTCGCACAGTCACTTTAACCGTATCAGGTGGTGTCGTAACCGCCGCCTCAATCTCGTAGGAGTGAATCATGGCAACCGCAGCAGATAAGAAAGACCAGCAGCAGAAGATTCAGGAAGCTCTGCACGAAGCAGCACTGGAGCTGGCAAAGACACCAGGCGTAAATGCTGACGAAATCAGCGCACGCGTACAACGCCTGAAAGAAGTCTACGAAGGCGTCATCTATCCCGACGTCACCGCAGACGACAAGAGCAGCAAGTAAGCATTGCAGATGGCCTTCGCTGAGGGTCATCGCCAATGACAAAGGAGACACAAATGAGCGACGAGAAAAAAACAGGTCGACCATCTGTGTTTACGCAAGATACGGCAGACGTCATTTGTGAACGCATTGCTGCAGGTGAAAGCGTAAGACAGATTAGCAAGTCGCCTGACATGCCAGCGCAAAGCACAATCTATAAGTGGTTGAACGAAAATGACGGCTTTTCGGAGCAATACGCGCGCGCACGTGAGACTCAGGCAGAGATTTATGCTGAAGAAATCATATCGATAGCGGACTGCTCATCTGAAGAAGCGGGCGCTGTTGCTAAAGCTCGCCTACAGGTTGACGCCCGCAAATGGTACGCATCGAAAGTGGCTCCGAAGAAATACGGCGATCGCATTCAGCAGGACATTAACGCGAATGTGAACATCAGCCTGATTGACCGTGTATTAGAGGCGCGCAAGCGAGCGAGGGGAAATGATGGCGAAGGCACTTCATGACCCTGAAGCGCTGCTTGCTGAAGATATGGGCCGATTCTTCTACGACCCTCTCGGATGGGTTATGTACTCGTTCGAATGGGGCGTTGGTGAGCTGTCTGGCTTCGATGGTCCGGATGAGTGGCAGATAGAATTCCTCACCGACTGGGCTGAGGCTATCCGCACCAATAACTTTGATGGCGTCAAGCCTGTAGAGGCCTATCGCTGCGCTACCAGCTCAGGTCACGGTATCGGCAAGTCAGCGCTAACAGCATGGCTAATCCTCTACATCATGAGCACGCGCCCACAATGCAAAGGTGTTGTGACGGCAAACACATCTGAGCAGCTTCGCACAAAAACGTGGGGCGAGCTTGGGAAGTGGAAGAAGCGTTGCATCACCGGTCACTGGTTCGAGTACAACAACGGCAAAGGCAACATGAACATCTACCACGTCGAGCACATGGAATCATGGCGCTGTGACGGGCAGACGTGCCGCGAAGAGAACTCAGAATCATTCGCCGGCCTGCATGCTGCTAACTCAAGCCCGTTCTATATCTTCGATGAAGCATCAGCCGTACCTGACAAGATATGGGAAGTTGCTGAAGGCGGCCTGACGGATGGTGAGCCATTCTGGTTTGCGTTCGGTAACCCGACGCGTAACACCGGTAGATTCCGTGAATGCTTCCGTAAGTTCCGTCATCGCTGGCGCTGCAAGCAGATTGACAGCCGCAAAGCGAAGATGACGAACAAAGAGCTGATAGACCAGTGGGAGAAAGACTACGGTCCTGACAGCGACTTCTTCAAGGTTCGTGTACGCGGCCTGTTCCCGTCAGCGTCAGACCTGCAATTCATCCCTCAGGCGCTCGTAGATGAGTCTATGCGGCGCTACGTAAGGCCAGAAAACTTTCAGCACGCTTCAGTCATCATCGGTGTTGACCCTGCTTATTCGGGCGCTGATGAGGCCTGCGTGTACTTACGACAAGGTCTCCACTCGCAGTTGCTTGGTTGCTACCAGAAGACAGATGACGATGTGAAGTTTGCTCAGCTCGTCGCTCAGTTTGAAGACCAGTATAAGGCTGACGCAGTGTTCATCGACTTCGGCTACGGCACAGGCATTCACTCAGTTGGTAAATCGTGGGGCCGCAAGTGGCGCCTCGTCCAGTTTGGTGGCGAATCAGCTGACCCGGCGATGCTTAACAAGCGTGGCGAAATCTGGAACAGCATGAAGAAGTGGCTGGAAGAAGGTGGCAGCATCGACGACCAGCAAACGGCTGATGAGCTTGTGGCACCAGAATACAAGGTGAAGCTCGACGGCAAGATAGTTCTGGAGGCCAAGGACGACATGAAGCGCCGCGGCGTTCCGTCACCTAACCGTGCTGACGCACTGGCGATCACATTCGCATTCCCTGTCGTCAAAAACCGGCCACAGCGCCGAGCGATGGCAAACACTGAATACAACCTCTTCGGATGAATAAACATGGGTGAAATCGTTAAGCCGATCGCTTCCGTCATCGGAGGTGTTGGTTCGCTTATTGGCCTGGGAAGCACAGGCACGACAACTATCAACACGCCTGCCGCAGTGAACACAGATGACGCACTGAATCAGGCGGACGACTTGCTGCGCCGCCGTCAGCGCAAAGGTGTCAACGCCAACATGCTGTCAGGCACAGGTGGCGACAGTTCGGTATCGGCAAGCTCTACAGGGCAGAAAACGCTATTAGGTGGGTGAGATGGACAAAAGCCAGGAAGAACTGCTCGACCAGATTATGCGTGACCAGTCTTCCATGGAGAACTCACGCAAGACATGGGAGCAGCACTGGGAAGAAGTGGCTGAGCGTTGCCTGCCTCGCGCATCAGGATTCACGAAGAAAAAGCAGGACGGCACGAAGCGGTCAGAGAAAGCTATCGACTCAACGCCCATTCTCGCGCTGGAGCGATTTGCAGCGGCTGTAGAGTCAGTCGTTACGCCTCGCACACAGACGTGGCATGGCCTGCAGAACGAGAATTTTGCTGATGACAATCAGGTGCAGGAGTATTTCGAGGAATGCACGCGCATCCTCTTTCGTCTCCGCTACGCACCACATGCAAACTTTGCCAACCAGATGAGTGAAAACTACATCTCAATTGGCGCGTTTGGTAACGGCTGCATGTTCGTCGATGAGCTTCCCGGCAAGGGTATGCGCTATGCGTGTTATCCACTGCAGGAAATCTACTTTGAAGAGAACTTTCAGGGTGTCATCGACCTTGTGCATCGCAAGTTCAGCCTGACAGCCAGACAGGCGGTGCAGCAGTTCGGTAAAGACAATCTGCCAGAGCCTATTCAGCGTGCAGCTGATAACGCACCGATGTCTAAGTTCGACTTCATTCATCGTGTAGCGCCCAACGAAAACGTCCGCTACGTGAATGGTGAGCCTGTTCCCGGCCCGGATGGGATGCCAATCGCCTCTTACTACATCAGCGTTTCAGGCAAGAAACTGGTGCGTAAAGGCGGCTATCACACGATGCCTTACTGCATCGGCCGCTACCAGAAGTCGCCTGGCGAAACCTATGCTCGCGGTCCGGGCATGACAGCGCTACCGGACATCAAGGTCCTGAATGAGATGAACAAGGAAACGCTCATCGGCGCACAGCTGGCCAACCGACCTCCTGTTCTTGTCTCAGATGATGGCGCACTTGATGCCTTCTCGCTTGTGCCTGGCAGCATTAATGCCGGCGCAGTGAGTGCGCAAGGAAATGCGCTGGCTATCCCGTTCAATACGGGAGCGCAGCCGCAGCTTGGTCTGGAGATGATGGACCAGAAGCGCAAGCTGATTAATGACGTTTTCCTGGTGACGCTGTTCCAGATACTCGTCGATAACCCGCAGATGACCGCCACAGAGGCAATGCTGCGCGCTCAGGAGAAAGGGCAGCTACTGGCCCCGACAATGGGGCGCATCATGTCTGAGCAGCTTGGGCCGATGATTGAACGAGAGATCGATATCTGCGCGCGCATGGGTTTATTCCCGCCGCCGCCGCAGCAGTTGGTCGATGCAGGCATGGAATTCGATATCGACTACCAGTCACCACTCATCCGGCTGCAAAGGGCAGATGAGGGTAGTGGTATCGCGCAGACACTCCAGATTGCTGCGTCTCTGGCTCAGTCTAAGCCTGACATTATGGGGCTGTTCAAGATGGGCGATATCCTGCGTGACTTCGCAGAGATTAACGGTATGCCTCGCTCGCTCATTCTGGACGTTGATGAGGAGGAGCAGATGAAAGCTCAGCAGATTCAGCAGCAGCAGCTTCAGAACGTACTCCAGTCTGCCCAGCCACTTGCGGCAGCAGCAGACAGTCTGGCATCAGCCCAGCAGAAAGCAAACTCACCACTTCCCGCACCTCAGTAAGAGATAACGCATGGCAAACCTGAAAGAACGTCTGTTTTCACACAGGCGCGACCTCCTGTTGCTCCGCGCTTACCGGGCCGTGTTCGGCGTGCAGGGCAATCGAACGCAAGAGCAAGAGCGCGTCATCGCCGACCTGATGGACTTCGCAAAGCTCCTGAAGAGCTCAGTTGCTATCTCAAAGGTAAGCGGTTCAGTCGATACGCACGCAACGATGCTCGCAGAGGGCAGGCGGGAAGTGGCGCACCGAATCATCAATTACACCACGCTGGATGACGCTCAGATTCTTGAGGCGATCCGAAAGCTCAACGAGGCAATAAACAACGATGTTTAAGCTATCAGACTTTTTCAACCTTAAGTGCGAGCTGGCTGATGGTACCCCGGCTCCGGGCGGGGAGCCCGCAGCAACACCAGTCGCTGAGCCATCTCCCTCTCTGCTTGGTGGACAGCCAGCGCCTGCTGCTACACCAGAACCAGCGCCAGAGCCATTCCTCGCGGCGCTACCGGAAGCTGGCGACAAGGATGGCTGGGCAGCGGTTTACGCGAAACTAGGACGCCCTGAGAGCGCTGACGGCTATGAGCTGCCAGTGCCGGAAGGTCAGGATGGCGAGTTCGCCAAAACCACCGCGGCGTGGATGCATGAAGCCGGACTGAATAAACAGCAGGCTCAGGCGCTCGCTACGCAGTGGAACACATTCCAGACACAGCAGGCTGAAGCACAGCAGGCAGCCATTCAGAAGCAGGCAGAAACAGACCTCGCTTCAGTAAGACAAGAGTGGGGCAAAGACTTCGACGCGAACAAATCCGTGATGGAGCGCGCAGTAAACACTTTCGCCCCGCCAGAGTTCATCGAGATGCTGGATAAGTCCGGCCTCATTAACAGCCCCGTCATCGCAAAGATGTTCCTGAAAATCGGCGCAGCAATTAACGAAGACAAGTCAGTTGCCACCCCGAAAAGCTCCCCGCAAGGCGGTGAGTTAGACCTCGCTCAGCGCCTCTGGCCTGACATGAAATAAGAAATCATTGGAGAATTATTAATGGCTACACTATCCGGAAAGTACACTTTGCTCGACGTGGCAAAGACACTCGATCCGAATGGCGGTACTGCAGCAGTGGCGGAGCTTCTGAACCAGTCCAACGAAATGCTGCAGGACATGCCGTGGTACGAAGGCAACCTGCCAACAGGTCATCGCATCACCACCCGCACCGGCCTGCCGGATGTCGTCTTCCGTAAAATCAATGGCGGCGTTCCACCGAGTAAGGCGACCACTGCTCAGATTGATGAGGCGTGCGGCATCCTCGAAGCTCGCTCAGAAATCGACAAAGACCTCGCCATGCTGAACGGCAATACCGGTTCATTCCGTCTGCTGCAGGCAACCTCATTCATTGAGGCTATGAACCAGCGCATGCAGAGCACCGTTCTGTACGGCAACGTCGACAGCGTGCCTGAAGCATTTACCGGCCTTGGCCCACGCTTTGGCGCAATCGCATCTGGCGGCGCGAACAAAGCCAACATCATCGATGCAGGCGGCACCGGCTCTAACCTGACCTCCATCTGGCTCGTAGGCTGGGGCGCGAACACCATTCACGGCATTTACCCGAAAGGCTCAACTGCCGGCCTGGTGCACAACGACCTGGGCGAAGGTGACGCATTCGACGCCAACCAGAACCGCTACCGCGCGTACATGGACCAGTACCAGTGGAAATGCGGTCTTGCGTTGCACGACTGGCGCTATGTGGTTCGTATCGCGAACATCGATACCTCGGCTCTGACCAAGAACGCCGCATCTGGCGCTGACATCATCGACCTGATGACCCAGGCGACCGAGAAGCTACACAGCCTGTCAGGCGTGACGCCGGTCTTCTACGGCAACCGCACCATCGGTTCCTTCCTGCGCCGTCAGACCGTAAACAAAGTTGCTTCTGGCACTCTGAGCTACGACGAAGTCGGCGGCCGCCCAGCAACGCTGTTCAGTGGCATCCCTTACCGTCGCATTGACGCCCTGAACACCACTGAAGCCCGCGTCGTTTAAGGAGCGAATAATGTACGTTGATAAGCAGCTTGAGTTTTCTGATTCACAGGCGGTTACAGCAACCGCTATCTCTACCAACGTCGCAGACCTTAACCCGGCGTTTAACTACAACAGTGGTGTGGATGTCGGCACGGGAGAGGATGTCTATCTGGTTATCCAGTGTGACACTGCCGCCGCCGCCGCAGGCGCTGCAACGGTTCAGGTTACGCTGGAGTCTTCGGCCGCAGCAGGCCTGACCAGCTCAAACATTCACTGGACGAGCTCAACCTGGCAGCTTGCCGATATGACAGGCGGCAAAACGCTGGCATCGGTCAAGCTTCCGTCTGGCACCTACCTGCGCTATCTGGGCGTTCGCTACACCGTCAGCACAGGCCCGCTGACTGCTGGCGCGTTCTCCGCCTTCCTGGTGAAAGACATTGCCGCATGGCGTGCGTACAACCGCAACTATACCGCCTGATAACAAGGGGCTTCGGCCCCTTTTCTAATGGTGAGATATGGCTACCAAAATCGTAATCATAAACAGGGCTTTGACAAAGCTCGGCGCAGAAAGGCTTATGGCCGAGACGGACAATAACGCCCAGTCACGCGCAATCGAGGCCGTTTATGATGGCGTCCTTGATAACCTCCTTCGTATCTATCGCTGGTCGTTTGCCATTCGTCGCGCACAGCTGGCAGCCCTCACGGGTGAAACGGTGTACGGATATCAATTCCAGTATCAGTTACCAGCCGATTGCCTGCGCATCGACGCCGTGTCTGATGTGCCTCATCAGGAGTGGCATTACGGCTATCACATGCCTTTCCCTCGTTATCAGGTGGAAGGTCGCAAGATACTGACGGATATGGAATCGCCGGTTTACTTACGTTACGGCGCTAAGATTGACGATCCGAGTCAGTACGACTCCGCCTTCACTGAAGCATTTGCATGTGCTCTTGCGGTGGAAATTTGCGAAACCGTAACGCAGTCATCAACGAAGAAGCAGGCCGCAATGCAGGACTTCGAACTTGCTATCAGGCAGGCTCGACAGGCCAGTGCTATTGAGCGCCCGCCCATCCAGCAACAGGAAACATCCTGGTTCACATCGAGGTTGTAAATGCCATCTGCTACCCCCGCAATCAACAGCTTTAATGCAGGCGAATTCTCCCCGCTGATGCTGGGGCAGACCGATTTCCAGAAGTGGAAGAACGGTTGCAAGAAGATGCTCAACTTCATCCCTCGCTCACAAGGTCCTGCAGAGCGTCGTGGAGGAACCTACTTCGTCAGTGAGATTCATGACTCAGCAAACAAAGTCTGGCTGGCGAAATTTGAATACAACACTACACAGGCCTTCGTGCTGGAGTTCGGGCCCGGCTACATCAAGTTTTACTCTGACCACGGCGTTGCGCTGGATGGCTCCGGGAATCCCTATGTAATCGGGTCGCCTTATTCGGCAGACGACCTGACGAACGATGACGGCGGGTTCGGGCTATCGATGGTGCAGAGCGGTGATGTGATTTACATCTGCTGCCATACGGGTGAAAAGCCGCCTTACAAGCTGAGTCGCCTGTCGAACACCAACTGGACGATGACCGCGTTTGACTATGCCGCAGCGCTGGGCCCGTTTGACAACATCAACTCCAGCCGCAGCGTGACTGTGTACACCGACCAGTTTCGCATCTGGTCAGCTGACGGGGCAACTCGTCCGGACGGAACTCCGACTACAACCAGTCTTTGCACCATTACCGCTAACTCAGCGATATTCCAGTCAGGCCACGTTGGCGGGCTGTTCTATATCGAGTCCAGTACCGACCAGGTAACGGACGGTACGGGGCATGACGGCTATATCCCTGCGTGGACATCTGGCACCGAAGAAACCTTTTCGCCTGGCGTATTCTGCCGCAGCGACGGCAAATACTACGAGGACATGCTCGGAACCAAAACGGGCAGCACCCAACCAACATGGACAGCAGGCGCGCACAGCGACGGACAGGCTATGTGGCGCTACAGCAATGGCGGATGGGGCGTGATACAGATTACGTCCGTAACGAGCGCCAGTGTTGCTGTAGGCAAGATTCTGACAGAGCTTCCGCCCAGTGTGCGGACCACGACCGGCAAAACGTTCAAGTGGGCGTTTGGCGACTGGTCAGGTGCAATGGGATACCCGACAAAGGTTGGATTCTACAAAAGCCGCCTGTGCTTCGCTGGCAACAACAAGCTGTGGTTCTCCGTTGCCTCCGACTATGAAAACTTCACGCCCATGAGTAATGGCTATGAAGTTGAGTCTGACGATGCAATTAACGTTCAGATTGAAGCTGACTCGACCAACACAATCCAGTGGATAGCGGCCAGCAGCTCTCTCATTGTCGGCACAGCAAGCAGCGAACTCACCTGTTCGCCGTCAACCACAACGAGCGCCTTCGGCCCTGACAACATTCAGATCGTGCAGGAATCTAAATACGGCTCCAAAGGCGTCAACGCGCTGATTGTTGGCAACACAGTCCTGTTCGTGCAGCGCGCAGGAAGAAAGGTCAGGGCAGTCACAGCTGATTATCAGAGTGGCTCCTACAGCTCTACCGACCTGTCTGTGCTGGCAGAGCACATCACCTCAACCGGGATTGTTGATTTCGCCTGGCAGCAGGAGCCCGACAACGTTGTGTGGGTAGTACTGACAAACGGCGAGATTGTCGCCCTGACGTACAACTCCGAGCAGGAAGTCATCGGCTGGCACAGGCACGACGTCGGTGGCGTGGTGGAATCCGTCACGACCATCCCTGACCCGTCAGGAAATCGTGATGATGTCTGGATGGTTGTCAAACGCACCATAAATGGCGCTACACGGCGTTATGTCGAATACCTGAAGCCTGCATGGGATGCTGACACGCAAGCGCTCTCAGATGCGTTCTACGTCGATTGTGGGCTGACCTACAGCGGATCGCCAGTCTCGCGCGTTTCTGGCCTTGACCACCTTGAAGGCATGACGGTATCTGTCACAACTGATGGCGCGGCTCATCCTGACGTCGTGGTTAGCGGCGGTGCTATCAACCTGCAATGGTCTTCGTCTGTCGTAACCGCCGGCCTGCCTTATACGTCCGAGCTAGTCACGCTGCCTTTTCAGGATTCGAAGATTAAACGCGTGAACAAAGTGGCAATCTTGTTCGTCAACTCGCTTGGCGGCAAGGTTTCGGATGAAAACGGTCGCAACACAGACACAATCGAAACCCGAGATTACAGCGACATGATGGACAACGTACCAGGCGCTTACGATGACATCAAAGAGATGACCTGGCCGGGCGATTACAACAAGTACGGCTGCATGAAGATCATTCAGGACCAGCCGCTGCCCATGACCATCTGTGCTGTTTATCCCCGAGCCTGGACAACCGGCGAATGAAAATAATCGATTTCGAGCCAGAGCACATCCTGCAGATAACGCCTCAAAAGAGTCAGCAATACATCCCGTTAACAATGGAATACGGCAATTTCCTGGCAACAGGAAACTGCTTTACCGGCGTGCAGGGCAGGAAAGTTATTGCGATTGGCGGGGTCCTCCCCGTTACAGAGAGTCGCGCGTATCTGCATATGATTGTGTCGGAGGGTATGCCACATCAGTGGGTAAAACTCTACCGCGCAACAAGGCGGCTTATCGCAGCGGTGCAGGGCGATTACATTCGCCTGGAAACGTTGAGCACTACCCCTGAAGCAGACCGATGGCTCGAAATGGTTGGTTTCCAGTATGAAGGCGTTCTGCGCCGGGTAATGCCGGACGGAACCGACGCAAAGTCTTACAGCATAGTGAGGGATTAAATGGCCGCAGCAGCATTACCCTGGATTGCCGGTGGCGCAGCGGGGCTTAGCGCACTGAGCAGCATCAGCAGCGCAAGCAGCGCATCTAAACAAAGCAACCTAAACGCTAAGCTTCTTGACCAGCAGTCACGGAACGTTGCCCTACAGACAGGATCTCAGGTCAGTCAGATTCGCAATCAGGGCGCTCAGGTTATGGGGCAGCAGTCGGCTGCATTCGCTGACAACGGCACAGGAACGGGCGGAAGCAACGCACTTATCCAGCGCTCATCTGCAATCGATACGGAACTTGACGCCGCTAACGCTGATTACAACGGACGCCTCCAGATGGCCGACATTGGCAACCAGGCAAATGCGATGCGTGCAACGTCGAAAGCTCAACGCCCCGGCCTGTTAAGTCTGCTGGGCGGCGCAGCAAGTACAGCCAGCGCCTATTACGGCACTAAGTCGATGATGAAATAAGGTAGCCCATGGCAAGAATCCCTATCTATCAGCAACAGGTTGGCGTCAGGGCTTCCGGTTCATCTGCCATCAATACGCCGACAGAAACCACCGATGCCAAAATGTTCCAGCAGGGCCTCGGCAACTTCACCGATGCGGCTGTTCGTCTTGGTCAGCAACAGGCAGCGGTAAAGAACACGCAGTACATGACGGACTTCGTCAACTCGCAAACTGCCCTGACTCAGTCGCTGAACGATGCGCAACAGAAGTCACAGACTGGCATCGACTACATCCCGGCATCGCAGGAAATCCTCAAACAGCATCAGCAGCAGTTCTTCGACGCGCATCCTGACTTGAGCGATACAGAAAAGCAGGATTACACCCTGCGCTGGGCCCAGCTGCGCGGACAGACAGAAACGCAGGCCATAAACTGGGGCCAGAATCAGGCGAAGCAAATTCAGTTCGCGAACCTGCAGGACACGGCGTCGCAGATTGGATCGCAAATCCTGCAAGACCCGAACAGTGCGAAAGCCCTTCAGGATGGGTGGGTGCAGAGCGTTAACAACAGCAACCTCGACCCCGCCACAAAGGCAGAGCTTCAGCAGAAAGGGATTAACCAGTGGGAATATGCAAAGGGATTATGGGCGGCGAACAATGCCTCAGCGCATCTGACCAGCCAGATTAATGCACAGCGTGTTGATGACCTCAACGCAAAGGGCTCAAATGGCACGCTGGCAACGCGCAACAACAACCCGCTGAACCTGCGATATTCATCCAGCAATGACTGGCTGGGTAAGGGTGGTGATAACGGATCTGGCTTTGAGCAGTTCGATACGCCGGAGCATGGGCTGCGCGCCGGCATGAAGCTGATGCGCAACCATATCAACAACGGCGATGACACGCTTAACTCTCTCATCAATCGCTGGGCACCGAGTTCCGATAATAATGACCCAACCCAGTACGCGCAGTTTGTCAGCAAGCAAACCGGCATCCCTGTAGATGCAAAATTGAACCCGAATGACCCGCAGCAGATGACCAGCATCGCCAAAGCAATGGCGCAGAAGGAAGGCTACTCCGGGAATATCGACGACGGACAGGCATCACGCGCATGGAATGCGGTAGACAATCCGTCATCACTGGCCCCTGGCGTCAACATTGCTCACCTCACCATGGAGCAGACTCAGTCGCTCTATAACATGGCGCAGGCGAACAATGACCGCGCAGCATCCTTCGCAATCGCTGAGCAGACAAAGCAGGTAGCACTTGCCGCTAAGCGCGAGGCGGCCGCATCACACGCCAGCGATATTATGCAAAACCGTATCGCCAGCGGGGAGATTCCTTCGCAGGCAGACTGGCAAAACTACACCACGACGGTGCAGGGAACGCAGTATAACGGCGCGGCAGATGTGCTCCGTAATGCGATGGTGAAAACCCAGCAGTTACTCGCGCTTCCTCCTGCTCAGGCGCAAGAGCAGCTCGACAAGATGCAGCTCGACCTGAAGCAAAATGGTGGTTCTGAATCCGAGTATAAGGTATTCAAGGCCGTACAGCAGGGTATCAGCCAGCGTCGTACTGACCTGCAGAAAAACCCGCAGGCCGTAGCAGCACTTGACTCTGGTCAGCCATTGCAGCCGCTAAACCCGGATGACGCAACCGCTCAGCCCGGAGTATGGGGTCAGACACTACTGCAGCGACAGGTTAACTCTGATTCCCTGCAGCAGAAATATGGTCAGACGGCAGCGAAAAATCTGCTTACTACCGACGAACTGCATAATACTCAGGATGCCTATGCACGCATGACACCTGACCAGCGCATCCAGTTCTGGCGCAACACGCAAGCCAGTAGCTCTCCTGCCATCGCCACACGGCTCGCACGGGAGGTTGGTGGCGATTCATTGCAGGTTGCAGCGGTGGCAGGTCTGGCAACATCGCCTGGCGGATATAGCGCGGCTCTGGCGGTTGACCGTGGTAACAGGCTGCTCAGTCCTGTAGATGGCGCTGCAAAAGTGAAACTTTCACCTTCATTTGATGAGGACACTGCTCAGGCCATCAAGTCTGAATATCCCAACCTTACCACCTCGCAAATCCAGCAGTTGCTGCCGGTAGTCAAGTCTTACCACGTCGGCAGTGGCGGCGACCCGCAGCGCACGCCTGATGACAACGCTTTGCACAGCATTATCGGCTCGCCCGTTAAAGTTAGCGGGGCGATGGTTATCGCGCCTCCGGGTACAGATGCGAATGCCTACCGTGACACCATCAACAGCGGCATCAGTCAATTGGGTAGCTATGCGCAGAGCGTCCGAAATGGTTTAAGCCAGGGAACGTATGCGCTGGCTCCAGATATAGACGGCAACCAGACGCTGATTAACTCAGCATCGCAACGCCGTGTTATTGGCGAAGACGGCAAGCCCGTCGTGATTAAGGTGAGCAAATGAGCCTGTTATACGACCCCCAGTTAAATGGAGAGTTGAACTCTAACGGTGGCGAGAGCCTGAAGCATATCGACGCCGGTTTCTTCCAGGGAACGGGGCAAGGGGTTGCAACAGGTATCGAGAACGCCGGTACATCCCTTGCAAGGATTGCTGCCAGTACAGGCAATGCGCAGATGCGGGCTTCTGGCGCACAGATGATTGCCGGGGCCGCTCTGACAGGGAGCGATGAAACGCTTGAGGCTGGCAAGGCCTCCATTGAGGCTAAGCCGCCGGCGGAAAGTCAGTTGCCGCAGTACAAGACGTTCGACAGCGAGCAGGTCGGTACAGTCGGTACGATCCTCGGTGGGCTGGCTCAGCAAACGCCATCACTCGCCGCAATGGTGCTTAACCCAGTGGCAGGTGTCGTGCTGGCCGCTGCGCAGGGGCAGACGGAAGCTCATGCAGAAGGCGCTAAGCTTGGTCTTACCGGTTCGGCGCTGGAAGACTACGGCGGCGTCGGAGCGTTATCTGGTGGCATCGGTGCAGCTATTCCTGGCTTTGCCGGAGTAGGCAAGGGTGCAGTGCTGTATGGCTCTCGGTTCGTGCTGGGCGGGCTGGCTAACTCGGCAGCAGGTGAGGCTGATCGCTGGGGCAGGGCGGCGATTCTGGATGAGGCAGGATTTCACGATCAGGCCCGGCAGATGCGTCAGGCAGATGCTGCCAGCCTCGTTACAGAGTTTGTGCTGGGCGGAGCATTTGGTCTCATTGGTGGCGGGCACCGCACTGAAACGCCCGAGATGTCTACTGGCATCAGACCGGAAGGTGTTCACGAAGACGCCGCCACTGCTCATCTGCTGCATGACAACTATGTCACCGAGTCTGCTCCCGGTCTTGCGACAGACCCGGTAACAGAATCCGCTCACGTTCGCGCGATGGATTCTGCTAATGAGTCCGTTCATGTCGGCAAGGCTGTCGATGTTTCTGACCATATTAACGAAGAAAGCACCTTTCTCGCTCACGGCAGCATTGATGAGCCAGTGATTCATCGGCAGGAAATGGCTGGCGATGCGACGCAACGCATTGACAGAATCGCCCAGGCATCAGATGAACAGGCCATACCTCAGCCGCAAGCACAGGAGCCGCAGCCAGGCGTGTTGAGTGACGTCCATAGCGACCCATTCCTGGCCTTGCGTGAACAGGCAGAAGCCATCAAAGAGACGCACCCCGAGCTCTCTGAAACCATCAACAGGCATCTGAGCGAGACTAAATCGGCGCACACTCTTGCGCATCAGGAGTCGCAGATATACGACGTGGCCGCGACCTGCGCGCTGAAATACGGAAGCTGATATGAAATCACAGTGCATACAGGCGGTAGAGCAACACCTGTCAAACCTTCACGGCAAGCCGGTAAAGTTGACTGAAGCTGCTATCAAGCGCATCGATTCACGCATGCACGAGGGAGCTAAAGTTCTGGCTCGTCGTGACCGCTCGGCATGGCAGGCAATGACAGCAGACGAGCGTACGATCGCAATCGGCAACTGGGTGCGTGACCAGGAGAAAATTCAGGCAGATGCGCTAGCTCGCTCTCAGCTTCGCCAGCTATCAGCCACCGCTGACGCCGCGCGCCGTATGAATGACTTTGCCGCCGCACGCAAGGATAAGCCAGGCAAGTGGAGCAACGCTCTGATAGACGTTCTTGAGGGCGTTGATAATACACTCCGGGGCGCTGAGCAGGTGGCTGTTCGCGGCATGGGCGACATGCTGAAGACAGCTAAAGTAGGTGGGTTTAACCTCGACTTCGGTAATCGTCGCAGTGACGCTTATTTCAGTGATGTGGTGAGGGAGATTTACGGACAGAACACAGGCAATGCAGCCGCGAAAACATTCGCTAAGCAGTGGTCTGATTCGATGGAAGGTTACCGGCAGGCACGCAACCGGGCAGGCGGCACAGTTGGCAAACTGGATAACTATGCTCCGCAGTCTCACGACCCGACAGTAATGCAGAGGATTGGTCAGGAAAAGTGGGTCAGCTTCATGATGAAGAACCTCGACCGCAATCAGTACCTGAACGACGCTGGAAACCAACTGGATGATGCCGCCCTGCATGACGTCGTGAGCAAAATGTACCACTCACTCGTTACTGATGGCGTAAACAAGATAGCTATCGACCAGCAGGGTCTCGCAGAAGGTGCCAGCGCAGGCTTCGGAAGCGCTAACGTAGCCCGCTCTCTGAATGCCAGTCATCGCGAAATCCACCTGAAAGATGCCGACGCTGTCATTGCCTATAACCAGCAGTTCTCCGACCGCTCTTTGGGTTCATCATTCTTCTCTCATCTGAATCGCTCCGCGCGCGATACGGCGCTCATTAATGAGCTTGGCCCGAATCCAGGTCAAACCTTCGCAACGCTGCGCGACACGGCTCTGAAACGTGATAGCCAGATCCCCGGCGCGAAGTTCGACGGTGATGGCAGCGTTTCCGGCGCAACCCGCGGCGGATTCGGTCCTGATGCTTACTTTCGTCAGATGGTGAAAAACAACGTCGATTTCACGCTGTTCGACCGTATCAGCAGCGCGCTTACCGCATATCAGGCGGCAACGAAGCTGACCAGCACAGCCCTGCGAGCACCTTTTCAGGATACCCCAGGCATTCTGCTGAACATGTCAGATGTGGGCCAGTTAGGGAATATCGGATCAATCATGCGCACTGCCTTCAGCCCTAAAGAAGCGGCTCGCTTTGGCATTGGTGCTGAGGTGGCAACGCAGGCAGCGAGAGATGGGGCAGAACGTATCATGGCGCAAGGCCGGTTTAATATTGGCAACGCCATGAGCCGCTACGCACAGGCAACGATGAAATACACGCTGCTCGATGCATGGACAAACGCCGCTCGCCGCGCTGGTCAGACTTCGCACGCCTTTGCTCTTGCTCAGTGGGCAAAACAGCCGTGGGCGAAGCTAGATAACAGCCAGCGCGCACTGCTTAATAATGCCGGGATAACCGAGGGTGACTGGCAGCATATAGTGAACGTTCCGCGCCAGAAGTTACGAGGTAACGACATTCACGACGTATCAGACGTCTCGGCGCTGGGGCTGAGTGAAGATGAAACGATGCGCCTTCAGGCACGCATGATGGGATTCGTGCGCATGGGAGGCGATATCGTGACGTCTGAGCACAACCTTACCGCACAGACGATCATGAGCGCAGGCGGTCGAACTAACGCCCTGACGAAGCAGGTCATGCTGTTCAAGAATGCTGGCGCAATTCAGACAGCTCATATGCTGGACAGGCTGAGTCGCAAGTCAGGCGGGACGCGTGTCGGCTATGTGGCCGCAACTGCGGCTATGTCGCTTGGATTTGGCTATATGGCGCTTGCGGCACAGGCTCTGACAAACGGGCAAAATCCTCCGCCTCTTGATGACTGGCGGACTATCGGCCGTGCTATGGCAGTTGCAGGCGGGTTTGCGATGGTGCAGGACATGATAACCAGCATGTACGATGCAGTGAGCGGCGATAACAGCGGACATAGCTCCAGTGCAGTGCCGATATTTGGTGACCTTGCGACGCTGGGCAAGATTGCATTTACCGCACCAACCGACCCGAACAAAGCCGGTTATATGGCTATTAAGTTTGGCCGGCAGCAAATAGCCCCACTCAATTACTGGTACACAAAGGCGGCAGTAGACCACCTGTTCTTCAATGACGCAGCGGAAGCATTAAATCCGGGATATCAGCGGAGGCTGAGAAAATACGCCGACCAGAAAGGGCAGCAGTATTTCTACGACCCGTCTGGCAGCCTTGAATCTCCGCAAATCGGACAATACACCAAACCAATAAATTAACCCGCTTCGGCGGGTTTTTATTGCCTGTACCGCAGGATTTTCCTGTGGGGATTACACACGCCCGGAGAAAGGCAGATGACAGTTTCATCCACCCAAAGTTACGTCGAGTATAACGGGGACGGGACCACTACATCATTCACTATTCCGTTTTATTTCCTGCTCAACAGCGATATTAGCGCGATGGTGCAGGATGCAAGTGGAAACGTGAGCGAGATAGTTAATGGTACCGACTTTTCCGTAACCGGTGCAGGAGATGGCGGAGGCGGTACGCTAACTGCAAACGCCACCTACCCGACTGGCAGCACAATTCTTATTTATCGAAACCCGCCAGTAACTCAAGAAACCAAGTATTACGAAAACGGGAAATTCCCGGCCACTTCTCACGAAGCCGCGCTGGATAAGCTAACCATGCTCATTCAGGAATATGGCTGGAAATTCGATTCCCTGACCCTGCGGAAGCCCTCCATCTTCGCGAACTATTACGACGCGAAGGGCAATCGTATTGCAAATCTTGGCGACCCAAAGGACGGGAGCGACGCGGTTAATAAAACCTATGCCGATGCAATCAGTGATGAGGGCCGCACTTACACAGATTCACAAATTCAGGCAGAGGCAGCAGCAAGGAAAGAGGCTGATACCGCAGAGGCCAATGCCCGCGCAGAGGCAGACGCAAACATCCAGGAGCAGCTGACAGGGAATGTTCCACTAGAGGCCAGCGCGTTCTCGGTTATCTCCTGGCATAAGCAGACAGTAGATAGCAGCGTCACCATCCCCCCAAACATGAACGCCTGGTCTTTTGGGCCAAAGATAACAATTCAACCTGGGCAAAAAGTAACCATCTCCGATGGGTCATTCTGGACCATCGCAGACGGACGAGAGGTTACTGAGTCAGGAATTAACACCGATTACGGCGAACTTTAAGGAAACCACATGGCAGCATCACTGCAATTAAAAGGCGGCACCGCCGCGAAAGTGGCCGCGTACACACCGCTGGCTCGCGAAGTCGTAATCGATACTGACAACTGGCGATTAGTGATTGGTGATGGCACCACTGCTGGCGGCAAGCCACTTACTGTCGCCTCAGCAGCAAAATGGACCACCGCAAGAACGTTAACTTTCACTGGTGCGGCGACAAGTGCAGCTACCAGCATAGATGGCTCAGCAGACGTATCTATTACGCTCACGCTCGGCACTGTTGACCTCGGCACGCTGTAAGGAGGGTGAATGGCAAGCTCTATTCAGGTGAAGCGCGGAACAACCGCAAAGGTTGCAGCGTACACGCCATTGAGTGGCGAGCTGGTTTTAGATACCACAACCAACAAACTGTATGCCGGTGACGGAACGACTGCCGGCGGCAATCAGATCGTCGGTAGCCGGAAGGGTGTAACTGACGCAAGTAACGCCACAACGGGTGAAGTCGGTGAGTTTCTGACGGCAACCAGTGCAGCAGTAGTTTCATTGACATCAGGATCTCCCGCAAATTTAGGAAGCATAACCCTGTCAGCAGGTGATTGGGATGTGTCTTGTGTAATCGAGATGCAGCCTACCTCGGCAACGCTTGCTCAAATGCAGGCGGCTTTAACGACGACCTCTGCAACATTGTCAGCTTTCCCAGACAGATATCAGCTCGTTGCCTCTACTGCGGCAAACGTCGACTTCGTTACTCCAACGCTGCGGGTAAACGTATCTGCGAGCACCACGGTATACGCAGTCGGGCAAACAGTTTTCACTTCGGGCACCTGCGCCGGTCGTGCCTTTATCCGCGCACGTCGCATTCGATAATAAGGAATAAAAATGAGCACTTTGAGAGCGCAGATCCTCGAAACTCTGGATGGCAGCTATTCAGTAGATATTGAGGACCTCATCCCGAAAACACTGTTAACAGCAAGCATTATTAAATATGCATCATCATTTGATGGAGCCGTTTCCCGGACGGTTGCAAGTCGCCTGTCCGATACTCTAACACCTGCTGATTTCGGTGTGGATATGACAGGGGAGAATGACAGCACGGAGGAGATGGCGAAATTCTTTGAAGCCATTCAAAGTACTGGCACCTCTGCTTACCTGCCTCGAGGCACAGTAAAAGTCAGCGATGGCTTTGCCATTACATCGCCTGTCACGCTGCGTGGGGATAAGACATTCACTTTATCGAATACCAACGCAGGCCTTGATAAGCCGCTTATTGATATTGCTGATACCGCAGCCGATGGGACATTGATTAGCGGATTCACTCTGAAGTCAGTTTCCGTTAGCAGCGCTGATGCCGTAGGAATCCGGATTGCAACCGGCAAAGATTATATAATCGAAAACATGCGCATTACCGGCTGCTATAAAGGGATTTATGTAAATGGCGCTTCCTCAGGAGCTACGATCCGAGGAAATTTTGTAAACAACACGATTAGCCACGGCTATCACTTAACGGATGCCAACACTGTAGTTGATGGAAACTACGCTATTTACTGCGGCGGCTATGGGTATTTGTTCGATACGGCAAACGGGGCGGCGGGTGTCATGCTGCTCAACAACACTAACTTCGAATCCACTCTGGCGGGATTTGCCTTTATGGGCACAGCTTCGGCTGTGATGACTGATGTTCATTTATGCAACAACCTGAACAGCACGACCCCGACAGCGCCTGGCTATTACTTCGATACCTACGGGAAAAATATTTTAGTCGATACCAGCTTTTCAGAGTTAGCCGGAACGAATTATGACGCAACGCCAAACAGTCGTCAGCATGGTTTCGTATTCACTCCGAATAATCGCAGGGTATCGATAAATAATTGCCAGGCTACATTTTCTGGCGGCTCCGGCATTGATATACGCTGTAGCTACTTCAGTATCACGGGTGGTGATTTTACAGCGAATGCACTGGTGAATGGTGGTTCTGATTCAGGGATTTTGGTAGGGGCAGCTGGAGCTGTCAGCCACTTCACTATCGTGGGGGTTAATACCGTCCCTGCGTCTACGGTCGACGTTAACTATCAAACATACGGTATTGATATTTACTCTCCCAATTCAACCAATGGTTCTATTGTTGGCTGCGTTGTCAGCGGAACGAGTGCGCCTATTTTTGTTGATACTTCGCCAACGATAAAAGTCACTAACTGTCCGGGTTACGTTAATGATGTATCAGGCACTGTGACCATCCCTGCCGGATCATCGGTCGCCACTGTAAGTCACGGAATGTCAGCCACACCAACAATGGTTCTGTTGACGGTCAGAGATGCAAGCTATAAATGCTGGGTTGGGACGTTATCGACCACGACTTTTAATGTGAACATTGATACTAATGCGACGGCAGCAACTGTCGTACAGTATTACGCTAAATGCCAGTAACTAAAAAAGAGGCTGCTAAGCAGCCTCTGTTATAATCATTTATATATATCGTACTTAATTCTTTTAACTGCAATGCCAAGTTTGGCTGTGTCAGAGTTTATCCCTGCTTCTTTCGGAGACTTGACCTGGTTAAAGTGTATTTTTACATTCAGGTCGTCTGAATCCGTTCGATTTTCCGAGTTAATGGTAAGGCTTACCTCACCAGCAGCCAGCGAGAAGCTGCGCTCTTTCCCGCCATTTACGCTTATTACGCCCGATAAATCCTGATAAGTTCCACCCTGAATTTCAATGTTCGCAGACTTCCATTGAGAACTTGAAAGATAGATTTCCACGTCTTTCCCGGACGTCCATCTGAAACCCTCTTCTTTGCTTCTGAATCCTTTCCAGATGTTTTTATCCTCTTTAATTCCAAGGTTTATTGCTCCATTCCCAGACACAGAAAGGCGATTGAAGCCAAGAATCTTATGGTTATAAACAAGCACATGAGCACCATGAAAAACTATATCTTTGTCGGCTTTTCCGAACTGCTCTTGCACGCCTGAAATGCACAGGTTTAAATCAGGGCACTCTTCCTTATCACTCATGACGGCAATAAACTGCGGAACGGCGTCAGGTTGATTTTCAGGGTTATACCAGTGGCTGAAAGACTGTGCTCTGCCAGGGTATTTCATCTCGCCGCTTTTGGCGTCGAAGTACGCTGGTCTGACGATAAAGTCATTGTTGGTAGCCCAACCAATAGCATTCGCCTGCATACCCCAATAGGGTCCAAATCCATAATGCAGGTCGTTCTCTTTGAGAAAGCTAACTATTTCATTTGTCGAGAGTTCTTCACCGTGTGTTGCAACGAAATCCTGAATCTCAGGAATTCTGCTCTTGCTATTGATGTGCGAAAAAAGAGATGTGCAAATAAAAAATATCAGTACGACAGCATTAATTCCACTCCTGGATTTTATGAAGCTGGCAACGCTGGATAAAATAATTATGTATGTTATGTTGGTGAAAAATCTGGCGCTTGAAGGTGATGCGGGAACCGACCCCAACAAGAAAGCACCCAGAATGCCCATAATTGATAACACAGTGATTATGGTGTAGGTATTAATTTCTTTTGTTTTTAGCACATTGTAAGCGTAAAGAATGAACCATATTACGCCAGAAGCAACCAATAATGACTGATTCTCAGCCGGGGCTATGGAGGCATTCTCACCCAAGCCATAGAGAACCCAATAAATCTTTTCTGGTATCTGATCGAGTGATCCCAGCTCAAAATGACCAATCGGAAGATTTAGTAATTTCTCTATTACATGGCTAAATATAATCACGCCAGAAAGCAGCGGGAATATCAGTGAGCGCTTTGATTTGCTTTTGAAGAAATAAACATCAGAAAGATAACCACATAAAATAGGTATATAAAAAGCAGCAACAAACCAAGGGTCTGAGACTGATGCGAGAACTGTTATTATGAAGATAGTAAAGTCTAATTTCAGCGTGGATTTCTGTTTGTTATACAGATAGAGCAGAACGCAAAGCAATCCATACCCATTTATCAGATTATGAGAAAAAGGGTGGGCTATGTACCCCATGACATGGGACTCCCACCCGAACGAGCAGAAAAGAGGGATCGCCAGATACGACAGGTTGCTTTTGGTAATGCTCAGGATGATAAGAGCTGATACGGTTGCCATCAGTAAAAGCTGCACAACTGATATCAACATGATCACTGTGGGCGAAGAAGCGCCCAGCAAAGAAAAAATAAGAAAATGAATTGGGTAGTTAGAGAAGTACCAGTTGTCAGGAGTCGCAGCCCAGTCACCAAGGACAGACAGCCCAAATAACTGAATTTCATTCCAGACGACCGGTGAGTTCGATACGTCTGCGTTAACAGTGAATGTGTTATTTACCGATAAATAACTCAGCAATGCCCCGATGATGATTGCGCATGCCAGATATGCAAAAGGTATGACTTTTTCTTTTTCATCTACTGAATTGTCGAGCGTGTTAGGCTGCTTTGCTTTGAGTCGCAT